GGGAACTTGACGAGGCGAGCGACGCGATATCGCGCGCGCGCGCCGCAATGCAGCAGGCGTACCCGCACTTCTTCGAATCTGCACAGTTCACGACGGCGGAGCAGGTCCAAGGGACGATCGTGAAGAAGTATGGTGCCGGCGTCTGTATTGAAGGGGCACGCGTCAATGACCAGGCCCCCCTCCCATCATGGAGCCGTCGCCTCGCCGGGGGCGGCCCCATCAGGACGCGTAGGGATATGCAGAACGTGGGGTGGTTGAAGGCAATCGGCGACATGGCCCTCGACGACCTGCGCGCTGGGCGCGCAACGCACGCGGTGCACGGCACGTTCCCGAAGGCCTATCTCCTGGATGCCAACGTTCTTGAGAACGCGATGAAGATGCGCACCATAGTGCCGCTCTACCTCCTCGACTATTTCAAGCACATGATGATCGATCAGTCGCTCAACAAGCGTGCGAAACATCACTGGTTGTCTGTGCCCTACAAGATTGGCATGCCGCAAAACGGCACGGGTTACAATGCAGTTTTCTCGCAAGCCAGGGATTACGAGAGGCACGTAGAGTTCGACTTCACGCAGGCAGATGCTCATTTCGGTAGAGCAGTTTGCATGGCAGTCGCCGATGCCCGCGCGCATGCCTTTAGAGGGCACCCAGAGGCCGACCGACTGAGGGCTTGGTGCCGCGCCAACAAGGAGGCGCTGCAGGAAGGCGCGATATACAGCTATGCCACTGGGGAGCTCTACCCGAAGCGGCGAGGTTTCAGCACGGGCAGCACATCGGTATCGCTAGACAACAGCATGGCGGTCCTCATGACTCTTGTGGCAGGCATCGCCGCGGTGACCGACAAGGACGAGAAGACCGTGCTGGAGACCGTTCTGATTATCAACATGTCTGACGATGGGACGATGCACTGGAACAGCGCCGTGATCGAGATAGACACGGAAGCCCTCGGCGCCTACATAGCACGCGTTTTCGATCAGCACGTGCGCTTCTCAGAGGTCAGCGACACGTTGGAAGGGCTGACTTTCTGTAAGAAGACACTG